CTTCTTCCCCATTCTTCTGGGTTATCTGCACCGTTTACAGTTACATTAATAGTTACATCATTTTTCGTTCCCTGTGTTGCCTCTTTGATATCGCTCATTAACCTACTACGACCGTACAGCATCTCGTCTCCTGCTTCTCCTGCTCCAAACAATGTGGCGTCAGAAAATACATACGGGCTTTCCATAGCCTTTTTATACCAGCTAATGTGGAATGATGGTAGTGAGCCCTTTCCGCCAATACCGAACGGAGCTTTTCCGCCGGAAACACTCAGGTGCGGTAGGTTTAGGTGCGGAAGAGACCAGCTAAACTTTAAGGCATTCTTAAACCGTCCAGGGAAGCTTTTTACAAGGGATACTGCCTTAGTAAAGATGCTCTTTACAGCTGACGGTATCTTAGTAAACGCCCCTTTAACAGCGGATAAAATGCCGTTGCCCTTAAACGCCCCTTTGAATCCGTTTACGGCATTTTTAGCAGCAGTCTTTAAGAGCGATGGGAGATTTTTGACCCCTTTTATTATGCCAGTAACAATGTTTTTACCAAGCGAAAACCAGTTGAACGCTGTAAATATACTTACAATGGCTGTGATAATTTTAGGCAAATTAGCAATTAACAACGGAATCGCACGAACTAGGCCAATCGCTAAATTTGTTATGATCGTTACTCCTGTCGCAAGGATTTTTGGCGCGTTATCGTTAATGATACCGGCTAAATTTGTTATGATCGTAGGTACATATGCAATCAATACAGGGATAGAGTTAATCAACCCTTGCGCGATATTTTGGATAAGAGCCAAACCTGCATTTATTAGTTTTCCTGCATTGCTTCTCAGTGATTCCGTAAATTGCGTCAACATCGGCAACGCCTGTCCTAAAAAGGTTGGGATGCCCTGAGTCATGCCGCTGGCGATAGTCGTCAGTAAATTAACACCGACCGAAGTAAATACATTTAGCCCTGTGGAAATCGTAGAGGCGAGATTATTTAACAGTTGGCCGACAGCAGTTGTAATACTGCCAGAATTTTGAGTAACACTCGAAATTAAACCGTTTATGAGGTCGCCGCCGATTTTTGTCAGCCCCGGCAACTGACCACTAAAATTAATCGCATCTTGTGCCAGTTTGGAAAGAGCGCCACTTATGCCACCGGATTCCATCGCCTCAGCTAATCCACTAACCTCGCTTGTTACACCTTTAATGGCGCCACGGATAGCGCCCGAAAAAGTATTGTAAAAACCCAGTTCTAAGCCCTCTGTAGCACTAGATAGCAAGGTTATATCACCTTTTAGATTGTCTAGCTGCGTAGCCGCCTGCTGTGCCGCGGAGCCGGAAGAATCCTGTATTCCTTTCCAAAATTTTTGCACGGTCGCATCACTTGATGCGGTCATTTTGTTAAATGCCTGTAAACCTTGTGTTGTAAAAATTGTAGCAAGAGCATTGTTTTTTTGTTCCGCTGTCATACCCTGTAAAGAGCCATTAAGCTCGTCTACGAGGTCGTTAAAATCTTTTGCTTCGCCGTTTGATTTATAGGCAGATAACCCTAACTGGTCTAAAGCTTTTGATGCATTATCAGTCGGAGTATATAAGTCTGCCATTGCCCTATTTAACGCTGTAGATGCCTCGGAACCTGTCACGTTCTGCTCTGCTAGGCGGAGTAGGGAAAGTGTGACACTGTCCGCCGATTGACCGTAGTTTTTTGCCGTGGCGGCAGAACCGGAAAAGGCTTCTCCAAGTCCCCTTACGTTTGTATTCGCAAGAGTAGCACCCTTTGCCATTAAATCAGCATAATAAGATGCGTTGCCCATCGAATCGCCAAAGCCCTTTACAGCTCCGGCGGTATACGATGCCGATTCTTCCAGACTCATGGCACCGGCAGAGGCGAGGTTAAGCACTGTCCCGATGCCGCTAATCTGCTCATCCGCCGATAAACCGGCTTGGGCAAGAATGTTCATGCCTTCGGCCGCTTCCGTTGCGGTGTACTTTGTTGTGCGCCCCATTTCCTCAGCTTTGGCTTTGACGTTTTCTATTTTGTCTACGGTTGTTCCCATAGTAGCTGCTACCTGAGACATCGCGGTATCAAAATTCATTCCGGAATCTATTGACGTTTTTGTAAATGCAACGGCGGCGGCAGAACCAGCCGCCATGGCTGTTTTAGCCACCTTCCCGACTGTTTTAAATGCCCCGCCGATTTTTGATGTGGACGAGCTGGCGTTACCTTCTGCGTCTTTCAGCCCCTGCTTATATGCGGTGTCTTTGATTGCCAGAGTGACAAACAACTCCATTACATTCAATCACTCATCACCACCAATCCGGCTTTTTTAATGACGTCCGCAGCTATTTCTTCGCCAGTCTTTGTTACTGTTTGTTTTTTATTATTATCAATCAAATCAACAAACGATACATAGAGATATTTCCCTCCGAACGCCTGTGAAATACTTTCGGTTACATATTTCAGCCCGTCAGCCATATATCGTTTGTAAATTAATTCCTCTGTATCGTCTAAAATCTTAGCCTTGACATACAGTAAGAATCCCTTTACGCTTCTTCCTCTGTATTCTCCTGCGCATCGCCAGAGGGTTCTTCTGTTGCGCCTGTTGGCACTGAGAAAAAAAGCTGACGTACCTCTGGCTCATTGACGAGGTCAACCATACCCTTGATAACATCCATTAATTTGTGCTTTTTCTTGTATTCCTCGACTGTCTGTAATTCAAACGCCGCTAAAATTCCGATTACATCATCTTTGTGTGTTTTTAACAGTCTAGGAGCTGTTTTGGCGCCCCTAGCAAAGACTTTGATGTATTTCTCACCTTCCCGCGGCACAAGTTCCTGACACAGCTTAAGTGCGTCATCATCATCTGCAATGTTGCCGATGCATTCGAGAGAATTTGCGATTGCTTCTAAACCCTGTTCTGCTGTTAATTCTGATAATTTCATGCTTTGCCTCCTACGCCGCTTCGCCTGTTTTGATATAGACCTCGTAAGGTACTGTCTCTGCGTTCTTAATGCTATAATGTCCTGTGTATTCAAAATCAAAATTTCCTTTGGATTTATCATCTGATTTAATTTTAAATCCGCCCGTTGAGAGGGCATTCATAATTTTAATCGCGATAAATCCGGCGGAATCCCCGGAATTTTCGTCTGAATAGTCACCTATCCACCAAATGTCCTTAAAATCTTCTGCTTTTAAATCTGCCCTTGGCGTTACCTTGTTGCCTGCTACGTCTGCCGCCGCCATAAAACTTTTGGCCTGTGCGGTATCCATTGTAACGGCTGTGCCTGATAATTTTACCTCAATAGATTCGATTTCCTTGAGTTCCATCGTGTTTTTAGGCACGTTGTCAATATCTTCCCCGAAATCCGTAAAGGATGGCTCTGCGCTAAAGCTACAACCGCCGCTGGTTGCCATGAGGATGTTAGTTGCTGTTATGGCGCCCGTTTCTGGCTCAAAAGCTGATACAATAATGCCGGCGTTAATCTGGATTTTTTTAAAAAGATCAGAAGGAACCTGCGTATACTTCATTTACTCACCTCGTTAAATAGTTATAAATTGCATAGTTATTACTGTGTATCTGCGTACTATTGACGAGTCGGCTTCATCGACCAAGGGAGTCCACGGTTGGTCCTGCGATAAAAAAATGATTCCATCATCGCACTTGACCGTAGTGCCCCCTTGCAGCCTGTCGCTGATTTCTTTTGCCTTTTTGTTTGGGACTGCCTCAGATTCTGTGTGATGCCAGACATTTACGACACTAGCGGCGGCCGCACCTGTCCACCAATTTGCTATAATCGGCTCATATGTGATAAAAGGAAATGCGGTATCTTTCGGCACCCTGTTAGACGGATATGCAGTTATGCCGAAGGATGACCAGAATTGATACAGTGCCGCCGTTGGGGTCATGACGTTAACTCCCACTTTTCCGCCATGACCTGTGCTATGTCTAAATTGGACGATACAGGGGTTTCTTTTTCTCCTGCATTTGATGTAACTCTAAAAATTTTTCCGTCTTTTGTTTTTAATACATCATGATAGCTCAGCTTTACTGTTTTAGCTGTAGTGATTGTATATGTTGCTGTTACACCCTCTTTTTCTGCCACTCTGGCAGACATGGAGGTATCTCGGACTATTGCCGCCTGTATTTTAGCGCCCTCGACCCATTCGGTGATAAATCCACCCTCGCCGTCAGAAGTGCGCTTTTTATCCATGAGTATGCAATCTTGTAAAAATTCGTTGATTAAACTCATGCCATTTTCCTCCATGGGTTTAGGCGCGCCCTAAAGGCATCTTGCCATGTGTAGGTCTCGCCCTTGCTATTTGTTGCTCTGCTGTACGAATAGCCGCCAAATGACTCCGACTGATACGCTCCTAAATTGCCGTTTTTCGCTTGCCACTCGCTGATTTCGTCCACCAGTGACAAAAACGGTTTAGGGATAGCCAGTGGAACCACTACACCGTCAAATGTCTCCTCCTGTAACGGGGCAGTATCGCCTTTGTGATACTGATAAACCCCGTCATTAAAAATAGAGCCGCTTATCAAATAATACTGCCCGTTCTGTAGTGGGAGGCGAATCGCAGTGTCAAAATAACGTAGGTCTTTGGTGTCTGCCGTTGCATCTATATGCGTGTCAAAAATCCATTCCCCGATTGTTATTTTTCCTGTGATCGCCGCCCCCTTGACCGGGAAGAAATTGTGAATGTGATTCATGATTTCATAAAGCACTCAATCAACCCCTTTTATTTTCCACTTAAACTTGATACTTCCGGGATAGTTTCTGTAGTTCCAACGGTAACTACACAAACACCGTCAAGGTATTCTGCCCACAGTTTCATGCCCATAATGGCGTATGTTTCGCCTGTGGCGTTTGTATAGTTGCCGCCTGCGTGAAATCCAATCAGATTTGTTTCGCCAGATGTCGTGTAGTCAAGCCCAAGTTTTTTAAAATCGCTGTCGCCGGGATCAATATAATATAGATCAATATTTTCCACCGGTGTTGCAATGACGGTTTTTGCCGGAATATAGTCGTCAGGGAGAAGGAACAGCGTGGAGAAACCGAAGAAATTTTTGATATACTGTAAACCAAACATTGTCTGCACAGTAATCTCTTTATCACCTAACCAGTCGTAAAAATCCATTACGTTTGCAAATCCTACGACTTCGGTTACATTTCTGTTCATTCCTGCGAATTTATTAAGTACAGCACCTTTTGCGATTGCAAGTGCTTTCTGCCATTTCTTCTGTGTTCCTTTTAATGTTCCGGTTTTTAAAAATGTGTAAAAATCCTTTAAAACCTTGTTCTGCAGCTCAACCATAAAGGCATCATCTGTTTTTTCAATCGCAACGGTTGCGCCCCATTTTGCCACAGACTCAAGAGTTAAAGATTTAGCGTATTTTTCTACGACAATATCTTCTCTCTTACTTTCCACAACTTTAAACTGCGTAAAAGGGATTGCCTCTCCCTCGCCCACACTTGCGCCGCCCTGTAAAGCTTCATCTTTCATCTGCGCTTCGTAGGTTACTAAGCTAGTGCCCGGCTCTTTTCTAATAGGTCTAACGATTCCCAAGATGGTTCTTAATGCATCCCAGTTTTTTTCAAATCTTGTTACAAAATCAATTTCTCTCGCTTTGAGGGTGCTATCTGTATTTAATACAGTGCTAGTAGTTACTCCTGGCATTGTTTACTCCTTTCAAAATCCAAAAAGTTCGTGATTTTCCGCAATCGCTTTCTGACGTTCGCCTGCATCTTTAATTTCCATGATTTCTTTCTTGGTCATTTTCCCCGGTTCTCCTCCCGGTGGATTTGATACATTAGCGCCCTGAGTTTTTTCAGTTGTAATATAATCGGCATACGCTTCTTTGATGCCTTTTTCTACTTCTGCTGCATTCTCAAATTTGCCGTCAGTTCCGATTTTTAAATTATCAATAGTCTCTTTTGATGCTTTTAATGCAAGGTTAATTACTTTACTGGACACGCCGGACTCCTCAAGCATCTTCTTATACGCGGCTTCTTTCGCGCTGTAGGACGCTTTCTTGTCCTGTTCGGCTTTGTAATTCTCAAAACCTGCGTGTTCTTTCTCATACTTGCCTTTCCAGTCGTCCTTTTCATAGTCCTTCAATTTCTCCTGGAGGTCTGGGACTTTCTCTGCATCCTCTTTGTATTTAGCGATCTCGCCTTTTAAACCTGTAACGGTTGCAGAGTGCTCCTCGATAATCGCGGAAACCTGTTCATCTGTAAGTGTCATGCTCTTTAAAAAAGCTCTTGTTAGTGCCATTTGATTACTCCTTTTCTTTGAGGGATTTCTTTCCCTAAATGACTTTATATGTAAATCGCAGTACTTCGCGATTACTTTCTAAACGTTTTTGCGGCTTTAAGGGATTTCGCCCCAAATTTGCCGTCAATTTTTAATTTACATTTCGACTGAAAAATGCTAACCGCGTCTTCCGTCTTTTCGCCGTATTTGCCGTCAGTATCTAATTTCGAGCCGATAGCCCAGTTTAAAAACTTCTGCAATTTTTCAATTTCCCTTTTTGCGCCTTTTAATACTGTAATACCGTCTAAAAACGTATAGTAGCCGCGTGACGGCAATTTAGGGAATTTCCCAGTGTATTTAACCTCTTTCGTTGTTTCTTCCTTCTGCTCCACCGTTGGGAAGTCGTGATACAAAATATTTAAATCAAACTTGCCGCCGTTGCCGGTTGAAACCTTGGTCGGAAATACGCCAGAGCTGGTATACTGCCACGCCATAAGGTCAGGCACGTTTGCAGGCTTATAAGATTTGTTCGGTGTCGCTTTAAATGCCATGCGGTTATAGCCTTTGTAATAACGTGCGATCCACCAGTTTTTACAGTTAACTTTGTTTTTATCAATGTGCTCCGAAAAATACGACATCCCAGTGTAAACGCCAAATTTATAGCCTCTTGACTCAACGACAGTCTGTGCCGCGTTGATGATTGATGCAATCATGCCCTTTGTCAGCTTAGCTTGTACTTTGTCTTCGATGTCAAACCAAACGCCGTATTTAAAATGTTTCTTACTAATTTTGTCTAGGATGTCGCATACAAGTTTCATGTCTGACTTAGCTTTCGCCACTGTAGTTGCGTATGTGTAGTTATACACGCCCCATGGAATGCCTAACTCCTCACACTTTTTGTAGTTTGCCTCAAACTTCTTATCTTTGCCTAAATCCTTGCGGATAATCTTAATGATCGCACCATCACAACCGTATTTATTTACTTTCTTCCAGTCGATTGTGCCGTTGTATACCGACACGTCAATAATTTTTCTCTGTGTCATTTTCTCACCCTTTCCATCTCAGCACATATAAGATTTTCTGGCTGCTGTTAATAATCCTATGTATCTTTTTGTATGTTCCGCCTGCTTTTTTAGTATTTGTGCTAGCCTTTCCGGCGTCCCACCAAACCATTTTATTGTTCTCGTTTATTCCTGCGAAAATATTGGTATGCAGGCGGTAAAAGCAAATGTCTCCCGGTTTTAATTTGTTTTTATAATTCCGGGGTAATTTATTTACTTTTATCAATCTATATCGTTTTGATATAGCCGCTTTTGTTCCTGCGCCCTTATAGACAACT